AACAAGGATTATACTATGCCGGGTGGAATTACATTAAACGGTGGGGTTTCTTTTTCAGGTGGATTTACTTTTACAGAGGCACCACCACCACCAGAAGACAGTACTGCGGCTTGGTTTGGAGCCGGCACAGAGGGTATACCTAATGTTGGCGCTGAATCAAGATCAACCGTACAACGAATCATATTTGCAACCGATACTGCAACCGCTGTAGTACGTGGGCCACTTAGTTCGGCTAGATCATATTTGGCTGCAGCAGGTAATACTACTGATGGTTGGTTTGGCGGCGGTAGTGGCCTTTCAACTGTAGACCGAATAACATATGTAACCGATACTGCTACCGCGTCGGTACGCGGTCCACTTAGTTTGGCTAGATCATGTTTGGCTGCAGCAGGTAATACAACTGATGGTTGGTTTGGCGGCGGCTCGCCGGGCCCTGTGTCAACAGTTGACCGAATAACATGGGCAACCGATACTGCAACCGCTTCAGTACGCGGTCCACTTAGTGCGGTTAGATATCTGTTAGCCGCGGCAGGTAATACCACTGATGGCTGGTTTGGTGGTGGGTATTCGCCGGGCCCCGTTTCAACTGTACAACGAATCACATATGCAACCGATACTGATACCGCTAGTGTACGTGGTCCACTTAGTTTGTCTAGGTTCGGTTTAGCCGCTGCCGGTAATACAACTGATGGCTGGTTTGGCGGTGGCGCTATCGCCACATCAACCGTAGACCGAATAACATATGCAACTGATACTGCTACTGCTGTAGTACGCGGTCCGTTTAATACTGGTTACCAACGCCTAGGCGCTACAGGTAACTCCACTGATGGCTGGTTTGCCGGCGGCTGCCGCCTGAACGCCGAAATGCCATCCCCGTCAACAATACAACGAATAACATATGCAACCGATACTGCTACTGCGTCGGTACGCGGCCCACTTAGTGCAGGTAGATATGCTACGGGCGCAGCCAGCGGGGTACACTACTGAGCCAACCGTATAACCCCCATAAATTTTAGTAATTGATAAATAGTTAATACATTCTCATACTGAGAATTTATGCTGTACCCCACAGCGTAGGCCTAGAACGCCTTATAAACATAAAGGAAAAAAAATGGGACGCCCTCTAAAAATAGCAAAAGCACAAGCAGTATTAACATTAACTGACACAGTGGCGGCAACTGATGTAATAACAGTTTCCGGAAGTTTAACAACAGCCGGAGTAATTGCCGGTATGCCTTTTATACCAGCAACTACAGTAGGTGGTTTGACAGGCGGTACTACTTATTATGTACTAACTGTATTATCAGCAACCACATTTACCGCATCGGCTACTGAATTAAGTGCTAACACTTCACAAACAGTAGTACCATTATCTGATACCTCATCACAAACCGTTAAATTAACAGTTGGTTTAGTTGGGTCAGGATTTAATAATCCACCTGGAGCTTCATATGGTGTTGTGGGCGGAAATACAAATCTATACGGAAAACAAATTTTATGTAATGTTGCAATAGGTCAATCTGGTACAGGCACTATCTATACTTCCAATGCAGATTCTAATATCTACGGTGTTGGAACAGATTTTGCAAACACCCTAGCTTCAGGGTCTGCTATTCAAGTATTGACTGCAAATGTCAATGGCTCAACTAATGCTACTACTATTGGATTTACTAATAGTACAGGTGGATATGTAACTGTAACAACTGCTAACGTAAAAGCAACTGGCGACTTTATTAGAACAAGTGCAGGAAACTGTTCTAATCTAGTATCTGGAGCACCAATTGTATTTTCTGCAAGTGTGGGTCCGTTAGTTGCCGGTACAGTATATTTTGCTAAAACATTAACTAATGCTACTGCGTTTACAGTATCTACTACATCAGGTGGTGCAAATATTGATATTTCAGCAGACGCAGCCTTTATTGGTAGTGGCACACAAGATATTGCTACCATGGTAAGTGTTACCGCTGATTATGCAAATGTGTCTTATGTATTTTCTACTGCTGAGCCAGGATATATCACTCGTCAAAAGGGTAAAACAAAATATCTTGTGACAGGAAATACCACATCAATAACAAATGCGTGTTATACTGCAAATGTGGCAAATGCTGCATTAACTGCTAATACATTTAATATATTATCTACAAATGCGGCCTCTGGAACAAAATTCGTTCAATCCGTAAATGATTATCAATCTATTGTATTTGGTGTTGATATGGCTGCTAATGGTCTTGCTACCGGAAATCCTGGCATTATTGGCACATTTAATACAGCATATGCGGCTAATACAGAAATAGGTGATAAGCCAGTTGTAGTAATCAGTAACACCTAATAGGTAAATTATGGCTGCTGCACAATTAAATACCACTGAAAAAGATGTTGCTGTATTACAAACAGAAATTAAGTATATCAATGACAGCATTGATGAACTTAAAATCAGCGTAAAAGAAGTACATGATTGTATACATAAAAATTCAGTAGAAACTCATCTTATGCTTAAAGAACTGAGTGAGTCTGGAGATAGGGCTCATCTAGCCCTATCTTCTAAAATTTCTAGTTTAGAAAAATGGCGATGGACAATGATGGGAGCGGGTCTGGTAGTAGGGTCTTTAGGATTTGATGCGATAGCAAAACTACTAAAATAAAAAAAGAGAGACTTAGGTCTCTTTTTTTGTTAATGCCATTAATTTAGATTGTACTACATCAAAGTTTACTGTACTGAATAATCCCGGATGAAGTGGCTTTGGATATTGATTATCACCCACCCAAGCATATCCACAATGTTCATCATTTAATAACGGGACAAATTCTTCAACAACTTCGCAAAAAAATGTATGATAGATAAATGTTTTATTAACAAATTTTTGTATAGGGATTAATTTTGCAGCCTTAGGAAAAAATCCAATTTCTTCAAGACATTCTCTTTCAATGCCTTGCAGCAAAGTTTCATGTTTTTCTATTCTACCTCCGGGTATTCCCCAATTGCCCGGATTCCTAGAATCGGTTCGTAATAAATATAGATACCGATTTGTTTTATTGCTATAAAAAAACACTCCGGCTGAAGTATTGCTCATACTATAATTTATCAATAGTATTCGCTTACTAATTAAATAACTATAGAATAGTCACCCTGGTCATAAAAACCTTCAAAACTTTTCATCCAAACAGTATCATCAACATTATAACGATATTGTACATTAGTTGTAAGATTGGTTACATATTGCACTGTGGTGGCAGCACTACTATCAAATGATACTGTCCATAAATTAGTTGAAGAGGAATATTGAATTATATCATTTGCATTGGCAATTAAATTACCCCATGCTACTGTCGTGTTATTTGCATGTCCAATATTTTCTACAATCAAATATCTTCTACCATTAATTGCGCCCGGTAAACCTGAATTTGGTCCGGTTAATAACGGATTAATTACACTATCAACTGGATTTAATGTATTTTGTGGCAAGGTATCAGTATCAATATTATAAATTAATAGTCTATCATCTACTGGATCAGGTACAATTGTCCCGATAATTTCAGTATCCATATATGGATTTTGTAACCAAATTTGACTTATGCCCGGGCGTATAGTACCATATACATTTAATAAACTTGACCAATATAATGATGTATTGGGATTTGGCGGTAAGTCTAAATCAATATTACTAGGATAAAAATCTTGATTAGCCGGTAATAATTGTAAAGAATTTCCAATTAATAATAATTTATATCCATATGGTGTGATTTTTTGTCTGGTTCCCAATAATAAGTCATCATCTTGTATATCACTAAGAGCATTACCTTTAAAAATAGATGCAATTATTTTTTCAACCACTCCTAGTTTTTTCAATTTAGAAGCAGTGCTTATCCAAATTGGTATATAAAATTTCCAACTCAATACATCAATGGGATTTCCTGAACCTTGAGGAATACTGCGACTACTAAAAGTTAACCCATCTTGATATACTACACTTAAACTGGTCCAATCAATAAAATTGTCAGTACTTTGAATTTCTAATGAGGGATTAAACAAGGTACCCAATTGCTCTATTAATTCTAATTTTTGATTATAATTTGTAGTCCACATATCTACTGTAATACGTAAAGTATACGGCACTGGCATTAATCTTTCAACAGTAAATGCTTGTCCTTGCGTTTGTTCATATGCCAATGTTTCACTATTGTATGTTCTTTGTCTAACATTAATTCTATCTACAAATGTAGGATCCTGTGTTCTTCGTTGATCATATTCTAATCCTGTAATATAATATGTAATTAACGGAGCACTTGGTAAATTACTAGCACTATTGTTAGCAATAATAGTAGCAGCTTGCCGACTACTATCACCATACATAACCGGTACTCGTACTAATATTGGATGTCCGGCAGGGTCTTTACCTTTAGTAACTTGCCAATTTGAAAATATTTTGGCAAATTGAATTAAAAATCTGCGTATCTGATTATCAGAAAAGTATTGTGCCATATGTTATTAGATAGGTAAAATAGGGTCAGGCGAAAGTTGCAAAATAGATGACAAAGGTTGACTTTGTGAAACAAATGTACCGTCTGTTAATTGCGTCTGTGCTGTATTATTAATAAATTGTGATTGCAATGATTGGTCTTCGGCTGTATATCCAGTTTGTGTTCTAACATTTGCTGAGATTCGTATCCACAATGCGCCGTCCCATCTGTAAAGTAATTGCGGAAGATAATCAATTCGCAAAAAGTAATCACCCACTTGCGGATTTGCAGGAAAACTTATACCAGCACCTGTTGGAAATCCATTTGGTGCCTCGCCGGAGCCTGACATATATCCTGCACTGTAACCAAATGACCTAGGACTTGCTCTAGATATATATTGATATGCTGGGTCACAGTCTGCTCTAAAATTCATTTGTGTAGAGATCGTTCCTGTAAATCCTGTCAATGTTGGGTTTTGGTCTGCTGTTGCGTAAGTATTGTCAGCAGTGCCATATGGTCCGGTTATTACTCCCTGAGACCTAGCAACAAGAATTTTATCTCCGGAAATTGGACCGGATCCACTACCTATTACTTCGGCAGGTAATTCCATACTTTCTAAACTC